CGACGAGTTGCATTAAACCTCCTCCCATTTTAATATAACTATTATTTAGAAAATTTTAATTAAAAAAAATTATTTTTTATATATTTTTTTATTTTTTAAAGTTATATATGATATATCAATTATAATATAATTTTATTAAACATATATACTTTTATATAAAATATTATATAATCACGTTTTTTGTGTGATTAAAATTTAATATTAAAAAAAAAATTAAATAAATTTTATTTAAAGACCTTTTTATATCTTTCTTATATAGAAATTGTGATGGCATTTAAATACAAACCTTATCGAATCAAATTTTCTCAAGAATGTAAAACTTTAGACGAACTACATGTAGAAACAACACAAAAATTTGATAATATAAATAAACAAATTGATAAATTACAAAAAAAAATTTATTTATTATCTAATAAAATAAAAGATAATAATAATTATACTGATGAAGAAATAAATAATATTAAAAAAAATATTGATGATTTAAATCAAAAAATTATAAATATTCAAATAAATAATGATGAATTAGAATATTATGAAAAAACTAAAGATGTTTTAATTCAATATTATGAAAATTCATCCAAAGATAATTTAAATGATATTCCCGATGAAATAATTATATCTAATGATAATAATATCAATTCAATTAATTTTAAATCAATAGTTATAAATACTAATATAACTTATACTAATACTAATACTAATACAAAAAATTTAGAAAACACTGAAAATATTAAAAATATTGATACTAAAAATATTGATACTGAAAATATTGATACTGAAAATACTGATACTAAAAATATCGATACTGAAAATACTGATACTGATAATATTAATAATACTGATGATAATATTTGTGAAAATGAAAATAATAATATTGATATATTAGATATTCCAAATGATATTATGGATAGATTTAATAAATTAAATAAATTATCTAATAAAGAAAAAAAATATAAAAATCAAATTAAAAAACATAATTTTAAAAAAATTGCTGAAAAAAAATCAATTTTAAGTTTTTTATCCTTTGATAATTCTGGCAATACAATATCTGAACCAGTTACACAAATTATACATGAAAAAGGGACATTAAAAGATTTATATTTATGTTTAACTGATTCATCTTATGTTTGTAATAAAGTTAAATTATCACCTATAAAAAATTGTAAAAATTGTAATAGTGAATTAACATTAATGCAATCAGAAGGTTATTTTGTATGTCAAAATTGTAGTCAAGCAGAATATGTAGTAGTTGAAAGTGAAATTCCATCACATAAAAATGCAATGAATGAAAAACCAAAATATCCATATAATCCTATTAATCATTTAATTGAAAAATTAAATCAATATCAAGCTAAACAAACAACTATAATACCACAAAATATTTATGAACTTGTTAAAAATGAATTAAAAAAAAGAATGATACCTATAGATGATGTTAATCCAGAATTAGTCCAAAAAATTCTTAAAAAATATAGAAAAGATATATATTATGAACATCATTTTTTAATCTTTAGTTATATTACAGGTACACCACCACCATCTCTTACACGGGATGAAGAAGAAGATATTAAAAAAATGTTTAAAATGACTGAAAAACCATTTAAATTATTTAAACCAGATTCTCGTGAAAATTATCTTAATTATTCATATGTTTTAAATAAATTATTTTTAATTAAAGCACATAATGATAATAATCCAAAAATGGCTATAAATGCTATATATTTTAAATTATTAAAATCACGTGATAAATTACGAATTCAAGATTATATTTGGAAACAAATATGTAAATATTTAAATTGGCCATTTCATCCATCATATTAATTTAAAAATTTTATTAAATACATAAATATATTTAAGAAATATTTATTTATATTAAATTATAATGTCAAGTGAAAATCAAGAATCATTAAATGATACCCCGCAAACAGAACAAACTCAACAAACTCAACAAACAACTGAAGTTACAAATAGTGTTGGAAATTATGATGATGATATGAAAAAATATACAAAAATTGATAACTTAGATGAAGATCCCGTTGTTGATTCTGGTAAATTTTTTCTAGTTTCATTTATTTCACCAGAAGGTATAATGAACTGTAATATGAGAGGTCTTAAAATACGTACTTATAAAAATAAAGTTGTATTTCAAACTCTTGAAGAAGCTAAAGTTGCAGCAGATGAAATTAATAAAAAGGATAAATATTTTCACGTATTTGTTGGAGAAACTGGAAAATGGATGGGATGGGATCCAGCTCCAGATGATAGAAAATTTGTAGAAGAAGAAAAATGGGATAATGAAGAACAAAATGAGCTTATGCAAGGTTTACGTAAACGTGAAGAAAATAAACTTAAAGAACTTAATGCTCTTGTTGGAAAGAAAAAAGATATGGTTAAAAGAGAAAAGAAAACACATGATAAACGTGTAAAAGATGCTTTAGTTAAAAATGCTGAAGAATATAAAGCAAATAAATCAGCAGGTGATCAAACTGAATCTGGTCAAACTGAATCTAATGCTTCAACAAATACAGCCAATAATATTGATACTACTGTTATAACTGAAGAACAAAAGAGAGCTGAAGAAAAACAAGTTATAAATAATGCAAAGAAAACTCATAATGCAAATTTAGTAAAGGAAAGATTACGTAAAAAAATTCGTGAAAAAGAAACAAATGCTCCGCCTCCAAAAATAACACTAGAAGAACGTAATAATGCATTAAATGAATTTGAAAAAACTGCTGAAACAAAAACTAAATTAGACGAAAATATTAAAAAATTAAATAGTATCCTTGAAAAAGCAAAACAACAAAAAGAACAATCTAATGAAAAAGTTTAAATTTTTAATAGTTTAATTATTTTTTAATAATTTAATTATTTTTTAATAGTTTAATTATTTTTTAATAGTTTAATTATTTTTTAATAGTTTAATTATTTTTTAATAGTTTAATTATTTTTTAATAGTTTAATTATTTTTTAATAGTTTAATTATTTTTTAATAGTTTAATTTTTTATTTTTTATATCAATTATATTATAATAATGGATAAAAATGTTGTTATAATAAGTATATTATTATTTATTGGCTTCTTATTTCTTTATATGGATTTATATAATAAAATGAATATTAATACAGAACCTTCTGAAAAAGTAATATATAGATATGTTCCTCGAGTACCATACGATGAATTACAATCAGAAGTGTTTCCTTCTGATATTTTTGATTCTATGTTTAGTCAACCAACTCCTTGGATTAATACTTTTAATGATCTTGATGCTAGACAAGCTAAATTAACTAATAAATATTTTATTAGTCAAATATAATAATTAAAATTAAATTTAAAAATATTTAACCTAATAATATAATATAATATGAATTTTACTAAAAAAAATTTATATATCTTAATAATAATTATAATAATCGGATTTTTTATATATAAAAATGAAGAAAATTTAACAAATACAATTACATCAAAATGTAATTTAAACTTATATAATAAAACACAATCAGAAATACAACCAGAAATACAACCAGAAATACAACCAGAAATACAATCAGAAACACAATCAGAAACACAACCACATAAAATTTCTACAAAAATTTGTGAACATGAAAAAAATAAAATAATATTACTTAAAAATAAATTAAATGCTGAACATGTTTTATCTAGAAAAAGAGATGAACAAGAAATTAATTTATTAACAAATGATTCTAATTTTTTGCGAGGTGAAATAGATGGTTATCGTAATGATGTTAATATTTTTATGAAATCAAGTATGTATTGTACAAATTTACTTAATAAATTACAATCTAATAATAATGATTTACTATATGAAAATAAAATTAAAAATATTGTTATTATTATATTAGCTATAATAATATTTTTATTAATAATTAGTTTAGGTATAACAATATCTAAAAATAAAAAATAAAATAATTAATATCTATGACTATAATTTGAATAACTATTATAATTATTATTATTATTATGATTTTTATTAAAAATTTGTGTACTTTGTTTTTTCTTATCAATTACATTACCATTATCATCAACTTCTTCTTTTTCAACTTTAATAACTCCTTTTTTCTTTTTAACTTCATTTGACCATTGTATAAAATCATAATTTGATTGTTTTTTTCTCCAATCTTTATTATAATTATTTTCATGAAATTTTCTAAATTGTGGTCCTCCTATAAGTTTTTGTTGTCCTGATAAATCTGGTGCTCTATACCAAAATAATCTTTCTAATGGATTCGATGCTTTTCGTCTATTATCTATAACCATACAACCAAAATCAGCTATTAATTCATTAAATACTTGTCTAAATGAATCAAAATTTGGAAACATTCCAGCATAATGATCAAATAGTTTTTTTTGTTCTGATATAAATTCTGCTTTTAATAAAAATATATAATCAAAATTACTACGTAATTCAGGTGTAATACCTAATGCAAATTGCATTGTTAATATATACATAATTTGATAGTGACGGCCATTAAATAATAATTCTAAAATTGGTGGGTCTCTTACCCATGATTTTTTATCACCTAAACAATCATCCATTATAATAAATGTGCGAGGATCTAAATTTTTCCCTTGTGCTTTTTTTATTCGTTGTTTATCAATCATTTGTGTCTGTCTATCTAAAATTCTTATTATTAATTCACTTTTATATTCGTAATGAATGTATGTATCTGGAAAAAAATCATTATAAAAAGAATTCATTCTATCCGTTGGAGCTATTACAACACCACATGGTATTTTATTAAAATGCATCATTATTGCTTTTGTTACCCAACTTTTACCAGAACCACGTTTAGCAATCATAATTATTGATGGATTTTCAACCATATCTTGTAATTTAAATTGTCTTACTGGTAAATTATCTCCACCTCTTAATTTAATATCCATTACTCCCATATTATATTCTATAATATTATATTATAAAAAAAAATATTAAAACGGATTTATAAATACATCTGGCATTTGTGTATTACCACCAAATGGTGCTGATATACCACCATTTGTATTAATTAATGTAAATGATTTAGGTGATTCACTTAAATCTCGTACTAATTTATATGTTGGTACTGTTTTTTCAAGTTGTATATTTCCATTATTATTGTTTTGTACAATAGATGGTTTATAATTTAAATAACCATAAGCTATTAACCATACAATAGCTGTTGTTATTCCTGCAGCTAATAATGCATTCATT